TGCCTTTTTGCGGTTTGCCTTGTAGTAAGGAAAGAAGTCTTTGCGCCAGTAGTTGTAGGTGTCGTTGCATAAAACAATCTCACCAAACTCGTGGCCAAACTTAGTCTTGTAGGAACGAATAGAATTCAGAACCATGTGCCGCAGAAAGTTCTCTTCGACGTTCTCACTTTTGGTAATATTGATTTGCTGCATAAGGTTTGACAGCACAACCTGATTTAAGTCAACAAGGATCATAATTATTTAACTTTCGCGTATTTGGAGCTGACCGTCAGAATCGAACTGACAACCTTCTGATTACAAATCAGATGCTCTGCCAATTGAGCTAGGCCAGCGATTCTGGATTGACCTCGTCGGTGGATCGCGCAACTTCCAAACAGCAGCGGCTTTACAAGGAAGATAGAGAGAGAACAGAATCTTCCAAGAGTCGATCGATCGACTTTCCGATATCGCCATACTTGGCTTATTCGCGAGGTCAATGTCAAACTATATTTAGGTCCAGCGTATGGAGTTCTTAGCCAAGTTCGGAGGTCCAGACCAACGGAAGTCGGATCCCTTATACTTCGCTTCAACAATTCGCTGAGCCTGGAACGGAGACGAAGCGTATACAACCTCTTCTGTCAGACGTCCTTTGATGTAGTAACGGCACAAGTAATCACCAGTCATAATTTATTCTACCTTTTCTTTTCTAAAACCACAACAATCTTTTTGGTGATCCTGGCAGGACTCGAACCTGCGACTCTCGCATTAAAAGTGCGGTGCTCTTCCAACTGAGCTACAGGACGAAATCTTCTACGCGGTTTTGTCCAAGTTCAGCAGGTTCATCCAGATAATGCACGCAAACTTGGAACGAATCATACCATCGACCGTGGCCTTCGGTCTCTTCAAAGGAGGCGGCAGCTTCGACAGCCGCTTCTCGGGTGGAGTACACGCCCAGCACATCAGGCCGCCTCCAGCCAGTCACAACACCGAACAAAACAAACAAATCCATAATTTTCTTTTCTCCTTTAATCAACCTTATAGAACTAGTATAGCGCATTGGCGCAAAAAAAGCTAGAACTATATTTCCTTTAGAATCAATGACTTGCAGCTAAACTATTGATTCTAAAGGAAATAAAAATTTAGGCTCCAAGGAACAAGTACTCACGCCATTCTGCGCGGGAGGCTCCTAGATTTCGCAGGATTGCTCTGTAGTTCAACTTTGGTGATTTGTTGAACAATTTCATTCCTGCTTCGGCTGGCGTCTTGTTTCCCTTTTTTGAATTACAGGATTTGCAAGCCGTTACCAAATTGTCCCAAGAATATTCTCCTCCACGCGAACGTGGTATGACGTGGTCGATTGTACCGCTATTACCAAACGTTTGTGTTTGACAATATTGGCAAGTCCAGTTGTCTCTGGCAAAAATATTTCGCTTCGATAGCCTGTATATTCTATGCGGAATTTTATAGAAGTTCAACAGACGAACAACTGAAGGAATCACGATTTGGCTGGTGACGCCACGCCAGACTTCTTCTGAATACTTCTCAGCAATCGCGACACCACGAACAAGAAGCTTTATAGCCTTGCGCGGCGACACAGTCTGGATTGGTTCATACGCTCATGCTTTAGTTACCTCATAATAAAAACTATCGGTATCTTCGGTAACCCATCGATCAGCAACTGTTTCAACCGATAGGTGTTCCTGATCAACTTTTATTTCTTTAGGCGCGATTGGAAATTGTTTTGTGACCCAATTACTATCTCGCCAAAACAGGCGATTGTTTGGTTGACATAATAGATAACCGTCATCGGCGACTAGTACGTGACCGCACTTATAATCAGACGGCTCTTCACTATATGGATTATTAAACCAATCGATGGTGAAAAGATATGTTGCCCAAATTTTTCGCTTATCTCGCAGTAGCACCTCGGCACGTTTTTCTTTTAAAAAATCAAATTTCGTAATCGTACAATACTCGCCAAAACAATCCCACAATTGCTTGTAGTAATAGGGAATATCTTCTGTTGGTGGCTTTAGATAAATTTCGCTCAAAGGCACTCGACTACGTAACATTCCATAGTCGGTCATTAAATGAAAAGTCAATATTTTCGAGGAAATAGACTGCACACCAAACGCATATGCCTCGTGAAAGATATCACGATGCGCCTCGTTCTTTGTAAAATGCGACTGACGAATCAAGCATTTAAATGCAGGAATATCAATATTGACCATTAGAATATTATTATACCTTTTTTTTCTAAAATTTAACTACTTTTTTCTTGGTCCTCCCATCAGGATTCGAACCTGAACCTTACGGTAATCTGCCGCTAATACTGAATATAAATCAGCTGTTCTTCCAATTGAACTATAGGAGGAAATTTTTCTAAGAATCCAAATACTCATTATACATATGAGCGTATTTGGAGTTAAGATTGTTCACCATCTTATGCTCTCTAACAGATTCAGGATCGAAATGTTCCTGTACTTTCATGGACTCGTCAATACTCATTTCCTTTTCACCAGAATACTTCCAGTGCCAAGCCTTACCAGTATTCTTATTGAACTCCCAGCCATTTTCTACTAAGAAATTAATCGTTGTGTCGTTGCTCATTTACTTTACCACTCGCAGGAGAATTGTTTCCTTATTGATCCTTCCATTTGCTTTCAAGAAACCAGTTGTGAGATTATCGAAAACCTTTCGAAGCGGAACCTTACCTGATCTCAGTACTTCTGGAACAGTTACTTCAGGCTTCCGTAACTTCTTGGACTTTGTCTCAGCTTCGTTGATATTTAGCAAGGTAGAACCTTTAACAGACAAACCTTCATCCGAAACGTAGTTAGTAAGTATGCGATACTTTGTGTTATAAACCCAGAGCGAAGTTGCACCGATAATGATAGTCGGATCAATAGATTCTAAATTCAATTCATTGAACGACTTCATGTATTGTAAATTCTTTACAAGCTTTTCGGGAGGAATTACTTTCTTCTTTCGAGGTTTGCGGTCACCAGCTGACTTTGTAGTACAAATCTTTGTGCTAACAATGTCAGTCATTAGTTCAATGAAAACAGTTTTCTTTTTCTTATTGAACGTTGAATATCCTTCATTTAATTCTGGATCAGTTTCTGAGGCAATCAACTCATCCAGCACTCGTTTAAAGCGAGTCTGAATCGCTTCTTGTGCTTCCTTTGAAATTTTATTATTACGAATCCAGGAGGCTGCGTCGAACGTAGTCTTACCAGTCTCGATGAATCCATCAATCACCATATCAATATGTGCGATAGCTTCTGCGATATCACGGCGCACTGCTGCTGCTTTAGTAGCGTTGCGTTTCTCTGCAGCCGCAGCTGCGTGTTTAGAAAGTTCTTCTCCCTCTCGTAGAATCTTTTCCTCGAAGGCCTGAAGCTTTTCGCGTAATGATTCTGATTGTACTCCACGCGACCACAACCGAGCAATGGATCCTGCAGTTATAAACGACGACTCAGAAACCAAAGAGGCAAGCTGCACGTTTCCTCCTACTGTTTCTAGGTACTGCAGGAACCACTTCTTCTTCTCTTCTTTCTTCGGAGAATAGTTATACCAGTTTAAAGCGTCGCTGAACTCAGACGACCAACCTGCTGCGTTTGTGTCTAGCAGATTCTCAACAGAAGGCTCCTTACCATACATTGCTTCTTTTTCGTTTGCTATACGCATATTTAAATTACAGTCTTTCGCTCCAGTGACAATATTCTTTTTGTATTCCCTGCTCTACAGCAGATCTGTACCCAGCCATGTACGCAGCAATTTCATCCGCGTCGGCTAACTCCACCCTTTGGTAACCACCAGAATCTAGCCACTTGTGTGGCACTGGCTTGCGGTGATAATAATAATCAGAGGAACCACGGTCGAACGGCGAACCATGCGAAGAATCATAGAGAACGCCTTCAAAAACTTCTATTCCAAGTGTAGTCATAAATTTATTATACTATAGATTGTTGTAAAAAGCAAGCGCCTTTTCCATGGAAGAAAAATTTTTTTTGAGGCAAACTTTTCCTTCGTTGTGTTTTTCTACCTTGAAGGTGAGTGAAAAGCTTTCGTTGATCGTCCAACCAAATAGCTTGCGAGTTTTGCCGTCAGAATCTAATTCCTTAAGCATGCAAGGTCTGCCGTCTCCGACAATCTCGCGAGTGAGTTCATCGATACTCATTGAGATTTACCTTAGTTCTTAACAGCCTTGAGGTCGGAAACGTTAACATAAAACGGAACTTCAGGGTTGTCCTTAAACAAAAGTCGAGCGACACGCTTGCCGTTATGACAGGAGATGTTGCTGACTACAGCTTGAGTTTTATCCTTGTTCCAGTACTGTTTCCAGGTCACGCTTGTTCCGATAACGATTGTTTCTTTCATATAGAACTAGTGTATAACGGTTAATCCAATTTGTAAAGTTTTTTATTCTCTTTAAAATCAATGGTTTAGCTGCAAGTCATTGAAAATAAAAGGAATAAAAATTTTCTCTCGCGCGTATGCATGCATATAATAAGGTGGACTATATTCCTTTTAGAATCAACGACTTGCGCTAAACCATTGATTCTAAAGGCAATTTGGTGCTTGTGGTTGCTCGGACTTCGTGCTATAATAGTTGTATAAGTAATGAGCAACTGGCAAAAACTTTTAGATGCCATACAATACGTCAACGAATATGGTATTGATGTTGAATACATGGGAACGGCGAAGCAGTTGAAGTTTTCGCCTTTCCCTTTTAATGGGTGTGCTTATTTGGACTCGGACCTGGTCGAATTATACGCAGACGATCCTAAGAAAGACGCAGATAAACTTCTGGCAACACTCATTCACGAGTTCGGTCACATAATGGACTACAGAATTCACGACGGCGGAGACAGCGAATGGAAGGCATGGGAAGTCGGAGTATCGATGTTTCCTCCTCAGCTGATTCCCGCTTGTCTTGCCAAGGTCAAAAAGAAATGTCTTAACTATTACGCAGAAGACGGTATATACTAAAATAATGCTAAACTTTGGATATTGTTGTATCAACCTGACGCTTCAGAAATCTGGCGTAGTCACCAGTCGCACAATGCGAAAGGCCACGTTTCTTGAAAAGGGAATTACTTATGCATCACAACTGGCGTTGGCAAACGTTACTGATTTAAAAAAAATTATAGAATGGAACGCTGCGAAAAATGTTAAGGTATTTCGCGTCACTTCTGAACTCTTTCCTTGGTCCAGTGAATATTCCCTATCCGACCTTCCAGATTATAAACGTATCTCTGATATTCTTCTTGAGTGTGGAACACTGGCAAGAGTTTCAAATATACGTCTTTCGGCCCATCCTAGTCATTTTGTTAAGTTGGCGTCATCGAAAGAAAACGTTGTAAAGGCAGCAATCAAAGACCTAGAAACACATTCAGAGTTTTTTGATCTCATGGGTTTAGAAGCTTCACACTGGAATCCACTGAATATCCACATTGGTTGCTCGTTTTCAGAGGAAGCGTCTGCCAAGTTCTGCGACAACTTTTATCGCCTGTCACCAAATCTTCAGAAGCGACTTGTTGTAGAAAACGACGACAAGGGATCTTGTTACTCAGTACAACAGTTGCACCAGTATATCACAGAAAAGATTAAAACGCCGATTACGTTTGATTATTTTCATCACTCTTTTCACACACAAGGCGTCCCAGAAAGAGAAGCAGCGTTACTCGCAGCACAGACTTGGCGCGACAAGCTTCCTTTGTTTCACTACTCAGATTCAAAGAAGATCTACGAAGAGTTCAGCGGTAATCCTCGCGCACACGCTGATTATATTTACAACAAGATCGTAGAGCATGTACCGTGTGACATTGATCTAGAAGCAAAGGCAAAAGAGTTGGCCTTACTTAAATATCGAAACAACTAAAGAAAAGGGGAGCCGCTTGGCTCCCTTTTTTTACATCACTTTTTATAATCCGTCTTATAAAACCCAGTTCCTACGAAGTTCATACCATACGTCGAAGGAACTTTTTTTATTGAACACTTTTGATTCTCACAACCTTCACACTTGGTTAGGTCTGGATCCGACATCTTCTGAATAACCTCAAATCTCTTATTACATTCAGTACAATCATATTCGTAGATCGGCATTTTATTCTTCCTTGTTGTATCGAATTCTATCTATGATATCTACAACAGTACAAACTATCGCAGCAACCATGAACAACCAGAAACCAAACTTATCTTTGCCACTAAGCATAACCAAAGCTGCCAAGCAGAATGCTATGGCATAAACCTCAGTACGACTAATTCTTTGACACATCTTCTTCTTCCTTATCTAACACATAATTCATCACATCAATCAACAACTTTAGTCCTAAAAGAACAATACTCAACCCAGCAATAATTTCCATCAATACTACCTCAAAGGTATCTTCATGAAGAACGGACAATACTGAGGAGTCTCCAAGTTGTACGGAACTGTGCTATCGTTCAACTTTCTACAACGATACTTCTCCACCGTAAACAATCCACTAGAGTCAACTGTATGGTACAAGTATTTACAACGTCTACATGAGTATGTAATATCTTTGTTTGGACCTTCGGTTAGGTAAGAGCTAGTTGGTTTATTGCAAACCAAACACACTTTATCTGGGACATCTTGGCGATTTTCAATTGGGCAAGTACAGTAGTTCATAATATTTCTCCAGTAGAAGGGGACTGTTTCCAGTCCCCCCAGATTCGTTACTTGATTGGGCAGACTCCCTGATCGCAACCTAGACCTTCTAGGTCAGCGCCTTCGGAAATCATCACATTCGTGAGAGGAAGTACTTTTGCTGACATCTTCTTCCATTCTTCTTCAGTGATCTCTTCATATGGCGCTTGTGCGAAACCATGTTCAGAATGAAGCAAGAACGAAACAGACTTCAGGGAGTTGGCGTAGTTTTCCTTCAGCCATTCCTTGATCGCGGGTAGCTCTTCCTTACGGTAGTAAACAGTGACCGAAACAGCGTTGTCAGACCAGACCGTCTGGATCTTCTTAACCATTTCAAGCTGATCAACAGCTGACATGTCCTTAGCAAGAATTGTATCTTCTCCAAAAGAGCAGGGGAACGAAACAACGCAGGTGGAATGATCTTCTGTGCCATCAAAGTTCTTAGCAAACTCGACGTGATAACCAAGTCCACGGCAAGTAGCAACAAGCGTATCAGAAGAAGACATACGAACGCGACGAATAAAGTGGCGGCTGAATCCAGGATGAACACCAGGGGAAGATCCAGCTAACAGGGAAAGAGTACCTGAAGGCTTTGTTGTGGTAAGACGGATAGATTCGTTCCAACCGTTTTCCTTTGACCATACTTTATCAAATTTACGCAACGCTTTATAAGCATCCGAGAGCCATTCAAGCTTCGACTTCGACTGACAGATACCAGTAATTCCAACACCAATACGCATGTTCTTGTGAACGATCTCAGTTGTTTCTGGGTGAATAAACGGCATCGCACAGATAGCTTTCTGCGTCTTGTACAAGAGCGTTGCACACTCAATCAACTCTTCCTTCGAGCTAATGTTGTTAAGGTAGATCTCTGAAAGGTTGCAACATTCTTTATCTGAAAGAGTAATCTCGGCACAATTATGTACCAAAACTCCGTTCGCAAAAAAATTGTGATTGTGTTCTGTAGTTAAATCGTAGACATCTTGATTTTCTTCAACTTCGATAGATTCTACTTCTAATTCAATAATCTGGTTTTCTTCCATTCTTTTATCTCCTGTGTATATCCTTTTTTTGTATATTGTGCGATGTCATCTATAACTACGATTTTCAACTCTGGATGTTTCTCTTTTAGCATGTCCGCTTTATATCTTCGATTTGTATAAAAGTTTCCTTTTATCTCAATAATAGTAGAATCTCCGATGAAAAAATCTGGTTTATATTTTTCTCCGTTTGTTAGTTGGAAAATTTTTTCCTCGTACCTATAATCAATATCATGTTCGTCTAACCATTTACAATAGATATATTCGTAAGTTGATCTGAGCCAAAGTTTTTGATTTTTCTTGTTTATATAATAACCCTGAACCCCATGATTAGTCTTAACTCTACTTTGTTTACTCGTCCAGTCTCTAAATGGATTGTTTGGATCTTCTTTGGCCTTCTTTGATCTGAACTGCTTGGTCTTATCATAAACAATATTATTTCCTTTGTTTATTTCTATTCTCCAATGATCCTGAAACAGACCACGTAACTGAGAATAACAAACTCCCAACTGTCTAGATATTACCTTTAGGCCATATCCAGAGGAATATATCATGGACATATATTCTACTAGATCAGAAGATAAAGGATGGGCTTCTGCCCACTCTTGTCTTTTAGACTTTGGCATAGTGCATCTTGATGGACTATGCGAGTACAAAACATCAACCCATTCCTTTATCTTACCAAACTTTTCTACATCTAGGTTCTCTATGGTCAACATATACTTAGGCTCCAATCCCTAAGTATATTTATAAAAAACTATTTCTTGACCTTGAAAACCTTATCCCCACTCTTTAGATCTGAAGCAGGAATCCAACCTTTGTCTTTTACAAAGACATGATGGTTTGGAGTCAACTTCAACACCGTACCATCCTTGCATTTGACAGAGATAACATTAGCAAACTCTTGAGTCAACCCACGGTAAACCAGACGTTCATAACTAAGTTCTTTGGTATCGGTGTTCATTGTCAATACCTTAGTATCTTCAATATTAAAGATAATATCTTTCAGAAGCTTATCTCCTTGATCCGTGGTAATCAAAGTATCTCCAGTCAAGCAAGGATTAACACCTTCGCAGTCGTCTTTACGTTCATCGCCAAGGCGACCATACTTTTTAGCTAGCGGGAGATTGAAGAGACCATAAGGTTCGCCGTTGCCTTCAAACCCATCCCATACTGTATTGCTAATTTGCTCATAAGAATCAGCCGAGATTGTATTGTTCGACATGGCTCGCCAGTTAGGAATGTTCCCGAGATCCCAACGCTTTGCACGTAGAAAATGAAAGTCGTCTGGATCACCAACAGCGATTTCAGCAGAGCGACGAACGTTCCCAGCAACCACAACAGAACCAATAATGTTAGCGATGTCTAGAACATCAATAGAACGCAGCTTCTTTCCTTCGCGATTGAGGATAACCTTGCTGATCTTTTCCACTCCTTCAATAAGAATACGCGGACCAGAAGCAGTGCCGCCGAATCCAGCAATAGTCTCACCTGCGCCACGAACAAGAATAGTTGAATAACTAAACGACTTACCTGTCACAAAATATGAATTGAGGATGTTTTTAAGCAGCATCACCCAACCTTCGCGCGAATCGGGAACGATATAGTCTGCGTCTTTAGTAAGCTTATGAGCAATTACAACACCCTTCTTCACCTTTGGTAGTTCGTGAACGTCTTCGCGTTTTACTGAGAAGCCGACGCCTCCCCCAAGCATGAGGTTCTCAAAAATAAAACAGAAGTCTTCGGGCTTACGAATAGCTGTATACCAACAGTTAAGAAGTGAGTTGGCACCAAACCTATCAACAGTCGATGTACCAAGCTGCCACAACATACGGCCAGCGAAGTTACACTTCAGGTTGAACACGAGATCATATAACCGTTGAGCCTCATCAGGAGTATATTTGGCTCCTAGTTTTTGTGCACCGTTTACGCAACGTGCAACAGTCTGCCACCATTCTTCAGTGGTGTTCTCATCAATCTTTCTTGAATAGGTTCTCTTGTAGACGATGTACCCGAGATTACTAAACCCCCAATCGGGCTGCTTCCCAACATACTTCTGAAGGAAGTCCGAAGATAAGATCTCTGAAGTGTAATTCTCTAATGACATTAAATGTTCTCCTGTAAATCGATGATCGGTGGGAATAACTTTGAGATAACCTTTGCGCATTCACGAGCAATCATCATATGTTCTTTTTGTGTACCGTTTTTCTCTCTAACTTCTATATAGTGAAGCCAAGACCTGAGAGTTCCGCTCATGTAGCAACGAGAGATTGTGTTGCCTTCAGGAAGAATAGCTCTGGCTTGTTCTTTGGCCACACCATGTGACACTAGAAACGAATAATCTTCTTTGCATTTTTGAATATGTTCATGTTGTAAATTATAGAAGATTGAACTGATGCGATTACGCTCAAAATAATCTTGATCATTTTGTAGCGCGGCATTTATAGAGATAGAGTTCTGCCGATTCTTTGTATCTTGGAACCGACACTCTCGAATACAGAAGTCTAGCTCCTGCACTGGATCAGCATATCGTTGTGAAAATTCTTGAAATGTAAAAGAACGATGACGAAGAATCTGTCGAATGATGTCTCTGGTAGAAGTAATCTCTAGGCAGACATTTACCATTTCAAAAGGCGAGAAGTGTTTGTGCTTAAGAAGATACTTAATTAGCTTGTCAGCCGTATCCATATTTGACTGGTTAGAAGGATTTGAGACTCGTGCACAGAAGGTAATTAGTTCTTTTAAATCCTTACCATACTTCTCTGGAGCTGGTGAAGTGCTATGCGACACCAGTTCGATCTTCAAAATGTCTTCATACTTTTTATACGATGCCATATTATCTTTTGTATTCTACAGCGTATCCTTCCTTGATCATTCTGGCGTTAAACGAACTAACCCACGGAAAAAGTTGTTCATCTTTGTCTCCAAAGATGTAGCCGAGAATTCTACCGTACTTATCCGATTTATCTAACTCAGTTTTGATAGCAATAACTTTACCTTCAATATTTTTCCTCAAGAAATCGGTAGCCTGAAACGCAGCAATACGTTCTTGTGTGTCTTTTGAATTCATCTCAGGTGCATTGATCTTTGCTAGGCGAACACGGCGTGTGAGCTGGATATGAAACCCTAGATCAATTTCACATTCAATCGTGTCTCCGTCTATGACTCTCAGCACAGTAGCTCTATATGTATACATATTTAATCCTTCTTTTTACAAAATATTTTATAGTCCAAACAATTGAATAAACGCTGCTCCTAACACAACCAAGATAGCAACCACAATCAGAAAAAATTTAATCAAGATATAAACGTCATTAAAAATCTGACCAATCATACTTTTCTCCAAAAAGCAAATTTTGCACAAGCTTCAATACCTTCAAAGGTGTTTTCTTGAATCACCTTTTCGTAATTACGACCAGAAAGAGCCATGTCGTTGATGTCTTTTTCTAGCAAACTATTAGGCCAAATAACGAACTTCTTACCAGACGACAACAGCTTTGCCATCGTTTTGCAGATCTCTTTGTTTCTTGGTTCGTTATCAAAGACAAAGATTGGATTAGGGATAGTCGAGAGTACTCTTGAAAGGTCAGATCCAGCAGCAGCAATGGAGTTCTTTAAAAATAGGGAATCCAGCGGACCTTCAACAACGTAGACAGGAGCATCCTTGTTCACACGATCTAAACCATAAATTAACGGCGCATCAGTATTTAGCTTGATAGAGATATAGCGAACCTTTGAGTCCTTAAGAGCTCTTCCTTGAAAGGCGAATAAATTTCCTTCTTCGTCGTAGAAAGGAATCACTAATCTCGGATCATCTTCTTTAAGGTCTGCAAACTTTGGTGAACCCATTTCTTCTACAAACTTCTTGAAGTCTGGGGCAAAGTACAGGTTGCGATAATGACTATCAGGAATATACCTGTCACGAACGTACTTCCTTGCCCAGTGATCTTCTTGTAAGTCTTCTATAGATTGCAGGTTGATCTTTACTTTGTTCTGGAACTTCGGGGGAGCGAACAGAACTGGTTTCTTGTAGTTGTGCTTTCCAGTTTCTCCGTTTAAGAATCGTTCTTTTACATATTCCCTTTTAAGTACTGGGTCAATTTTTTCAAGGAACTTAGAAAACGTTGTTCCATAGCCACAGTTATGACACCTGTAATATAAGTCGTTTGCCTTCTTGTAAATGTAACCTCTTGCCTTTGATTTCTTTTTTTCAGAATCGCCGCAAAAGGGACACCTGAAGTTCCAAAGAGCTTCTCCTTTTTTCTTAAAAAGGGATAGATTAGAAGACGACAGATTTAAATACTTGACATCGATATAAAGGCTCACTTTTATAGTATACCTCCAAAGTAAGTCCAAAGCAAAGAAATATTTTTATAATTTATTTCTTTACTTCGGACCTTTTACACGTTACAATAAGTATGTCGCAAAAAAAGTTATATTAGTTTAGTTATAACTTTGCTAAACTGTAAAATACATGACTTCCGATAACTCCTACTCTTGTTAGTTTCTTACTCCATCTTGGTCTAATCTTTTTTTCGTGAAAAAATGTTGCTCCGTTTGTATTGTCCTTTGTTAGACCATAATACACGGACTCGGAAATTAAAAAAGCTTCCTCCCATTTAGCCTTCTCTGAAATCTTTCTTCTTCTGTTATTCCACCAAGAAAATTGACTTTTTTCAGCAGTTACATCGCACACAGATTTATAGCGTCCTGTATTGTAACGATTCATAACAACATTTGCTACAGCCAATCTACCTTCATAAGATTCTCCTCTTGCTTCAAAATAGACTGCCTGTGTCAAACATGTTAGATCTTGTTTATTTGATCTTGCGATCCCGATACAAGGGGATAACAAAATCATCAACAAGATTTTGATTGTTCTCATTTCGGCTCCTATAAATAGTTTCGAGTGGTTTCCACCCCTCATAATATATATTATATCTCGTAATTACGAAAAGGAATAAATTATTATGACATTTACTATTGGTCAATTAAAGGCTGCAGAAGAAATCTTTGTTGTTCTTTCTAAGGAAAAACTTCCGAGTTTAGTGGCTTTTCGACTAGCTAAGTTTCTACGAGTAGCTGGCGAAGAGTTAAACAAATTTGAACAAAAAAGAAATAATCTTGTTGTAAAGTATGGCGAGGAAAACAAAGAGAAGAGCATCTCCAAGGTTAAAGAAGAAAACCTAGAAAAGTTTAAGGAAGAACTCGAACCTCTGTTGTCAGAATCTATAGATTTTGTATTTAAGAAGTTAACTCTACAAGAACTACAAACTCTGACTCTAACACCAACTCAAGCAGCACAATTAGAACCGTTTGTAGATTTAGGGTAATGGCGATCTAGCCATTTATTCTTTATAAATAGTTTAGAGGAATACTAATGGCTAGACCAAGATCAAAAGAAGAGTTAGCTGAATATTGCCTGAGAAGGCTTGGGCATCCAGTTATCGAAATAAACGTTGACAGGGAACAAGTCATGGAGCGTATCGATGACGCTCTAGACAAGTTTTACGACTATCATTTTGATGGTACAGAAGAACGTTATCTTTTCGTGCAATTACAGGATTCCGATGTAGCAAACGGATATATTCAATTACCAGATATGATTTTCTCTGTTGTTAAGGTCTATCCTTTCGTTGCGTCAGCCTTTCTTTCTGGTACCGATCTTTTCTCTGCACAGTATCAATTTTTCTTAAATGATTTCTATGTAACTCCAGGTATAGCTACTGGTAATCTTCAATATTATAATGCTCTCCGTGGCTATACCGAAACTATTCAACAACAGATGTCTCCTGTAAAGTCGTTTCACTTTAATCGTAAAACAAACAGAATCTACTTTACAGAATCACTTGATATAATCAAGAAGAAATCTGTTGCTCTAATGTTTAAGGTATATGTTAGATTAGAACCTGAGTTGTACCCTGAGATGTGGGACGATTCGTTTCTTAAAGGTTATTCAACTGCTCTTATTAAAAAACAATGGGGCGGTAACCTTAAAAAGTTTGGTAACGTAAATCTTCCAGGCGGGATTACTCTAAACGGAGAACAGATTTATTCTGAAGCCGAAACTGAAATCGAACAGTTGGAACAGCAACTGTACAATGATCTACAGCTTCCAAGCGATTTTATCTTGGGTTAAAATATGCCAACTAACAAATACTTTCAATCAGGCAGAGGTATCGGTTCTTCTTCGGAACAGAATCTACTCCAGAGTATCGCCAATGAAGCGATTCAGATGGCAGGCGCAGACTTTGTTTACATTCCTCGTGATTTAGTTAAGCTAGATGATTTGTTTCAAGAGGACACTCTCTCTTCGTTTACAAAGAACTACAAAATTGAAATGTTGATCGAGAACTATGATGCGTTTTTCGGTATCGGGCCGCAGATAACAAACTTCGGTTTTCAATTAAATTACCAGCTACGTTTGATTTGTTCAAGAGAAAAGTTTCAACAGTATATCGGAAAAACCGCGCCAACCGAAGGAGACCTGATCTATTATCCAACTTCTAACTCACTATTCGAAATTAAGTTTATAGAAGACAAAAATCCTCTCTATCCTCTAGGTTCTCGTCAGTACTTTGTACTTGCTTGTGAAGCCTTTAAATATTCAAATGAAGATCTTGATGTTGGTCAGTTAGATGTTAATTCAGTGAAGCAAGAATATTACAACAACGGCGCAACAGGAATAGGTGATCCTTTTACTAAGAACAAACCTATTGAAGAAATAGCTAATGCAAACGAGGATTGGTCGGAAAACAATCCATTCGGGAAATTATAATGAACAAAAGACCGTTTTACTTTTCTTCTATTCGTAATCTAACAGCTTCTTTCGGAGCGTTGTTTAACGAGATCTATGTCCAGAGATACGACAATACAGGTAAACAGCAAAGCCTTATCAAGGTTCCTTTGTCATATGCTCCTGGTGACAAAACTGTTATTATGTTGCAGCAGAGAAATTCTCAGATACAAAATAACAGTACAGATATCAAAGTCGTTGTTCCAAGGTTGGCCTTTGAATTAACAGGTATTTCTTATGATCCTACAAGAAAAACAAACACACTGAATAAAGTAGTTTATCCAGCTCTTCCTAATATCACGTTTTTGCCTGCAGCTGTTAACACCACGAACAGCACTATAACTATCAATAATCATGGGTTATCAACTGGTAGATCGTTTGTTTATGTTCCTAGCGGAACTGTTATCGGAGGTTTAACTAGTGGAGTAAGTTATTACGCAATTAAAGTAGACAACAATACTATTTCTGTAGCAGCTACTGCAGCTGCTGCTAATGAAGGTTCAAAAATTACTCTTGCTTCTGTTGGTACAGGAACCGTAACGCTTAAGTCTCCGTTTTCTTATCAATATAACCCTATTCCTTATAATTTTGACTTTACTCTTTATGCCTTTGTTAAGTATATTGACGACGGTCTTCAGATTATCGAACAAATCGTACCTTACTTTACCCCGTTCTATACAGTTACTATGAACGATATCCCAGCCCACGGAGTAAAGAGGGACGTTCCGATTTCTTTGACTTCTATCACGTCTGAGGATCAATATCAAGGGGACGTAGCAGACGATAGAATTATTACATGGACTTTAAATTTTACAGCTGCTGGTTGGGTCTATCCTCCTGTTAAAGATTCCGCTGGTGTTATTAAGGATATTGATGTTAACTTTATTAACTTTAATAACGAACAGGTACTAGCTACAGTTAATATAGTAGTCGATCCTCTTACTGCTAATAAAAACGAACAGTATGATATTATCACGACTATAACGGAAGGAAACTAAATAAGCTATATGGCTGGGATTACTAATCTAACAATCGAAAAGGGTGCAAACTTTGATGTAACAATCACATTAAACGACGCATCGAACAATCCAATCGACCTCACTGAATACACAGCTTCAGCTAAGATGCGGAGTTCTCTTTACAGTCAAAGTGAAATATACGATATAACTTGTTCAATTGTTGCCCCTGCCGCCAACGGGAATATTAGATTGCAGCAAACATATCAATATACTTCTAACATTAAACCTGGTAGATACTTTTATGATGTTCAAATTTTCGATTCTGAAAATAATATTCTAAAAAGAGTTCTAGAAGGAATTGTTATAGTAAACCCTTCTGCTGCTATATATGAAGGAGCGACTGGAATAATCGCAGGGGCAACTGGTTATGATGGAATGAATTTTAATGTCGGTGCAACCAGCTTTTTAAGGCTGCGCTAAAAGAAAGGGCGTTAAATGTCACAAAGATACATCGTAAAAGTTTCAGACCTTACTTCTACAGTTTCAGGTAAACAAGGGTCGACTGGTTTTGCTGGAGCAACAGGTGTAGGAGCAACTGGTGTAGGGGCCACTGGGTTTACTGGATCCACTGGATTTATTGGAGCAACTGGTGTAGGAGCAACTGGTGTAGGGGCCACTGGGTTTACTGGATTTACTGGAGCTACTGGATTTGCTGGAGCTACTGGTGTAGGAGCTACTGGTGTAGGAGCTACTGGCTTATTTGGAGCAACTGGGTTTACTGGAGCAACTGGGTTTACTGGAGCAACTGGTGTAGGAGCTACTGGCTTATTTGGAGCCACTGGGTTTACTGGGTCTACTGGATTCGATGGATCTACTGGGTTTACTGGAGCCACTGGTGTAGGAGCCACTGGATTTACTGGGTCTACTGGATTCGATGGATCTACTGGGTTTACTGGATCTACTGGGTTTACTGGGGCCACTGGATTTACTGGGTCTACTGGATTCGATGGATCTACTGGGTTTACTGGATCTACTGGGTTTACTGGAGCCACTGGATTTACTGGGGCTACTGGATTTACTGGGTCTACTGGATTCGATGGATCTACTGGGTTTACTGGGTTTACTGGATCTA